ATGATCCTAATGCTACCGTCAATGAAGACGGAAGCTGCGGGCCATGTAAAGAAGATTATTTTTTCTCTGAACAAACAAAAAAGTGCGAGCCAAAAAAGAAAGCACCTATAGGCCCAACAGAAGAAGAGTGCGCTAGGTTAAATAGAGAACATATACCGGCAGAAGAAGGCGGAACTAGTCGCTGTGGCGCATGCATAAATGATGAGTATATTGTAGATGAAAATGGAGAGTGTGTTGAAGCGCCAATAGATTGCGAAGGCGAGCAAATATACAACGGAACTCTTGGCGAGTGTGAAGATCCGCCTATAGATCGCACAGAAGGCGACCCTTGCAGAACAGAAGCTGGTGAAAATGGCGTTTATGATGATGAAGGAAACTGCATTGTTCCTCAGCCAGAACCAGAACCTGAACCAGAACCTGAACCAGAACCTGAACCTGAACCAGAACCAGAACCAGAACCAGAACCAGAACCAGAACCTGAGCCAGAACCTGAGCCTGAGCCAGAGCCAGAGCCTGAACCTGAACCAGAGCCAGAGCCAGAACCCGAGCCTGAGTCTCAACCAGAAGAAGGCGAAGAGTGCATAATTAATGGTCAACCCGGAACTATACAGGGTGGTGTTTGCGTTCCAACAAGCGCTCCCGAACTCGAGCCTGAGCCAGATCCAGAAACCTGCAAAAATGGAGCTGTTAATTTTCCAGAATGTAGCGAATGTCCTGCAGGTCAGGTAATGGTAAATGGCACCTGCATTACTCCCGGCGGTCAAATTAATGACTGCCCTAATGGTGCTGAAAACTATCCAGAGTGCACAGATTGTCCGCCTGGATTTAAAATGATTAAAGACGTTTGCACTAAAATTATTCAGACGGAACCAGAGACTTGCAGAAATGGGGCTGTTAATTTCCCAGAATGCAGTGAGTGTCCTGAGGGACAAGTGATGATAGCCGGCACTTGTGTTACTCCCGGCGGAGAAATTAATGATTGTCCTAATGGCGCTATAAATCCTCCAGAATGCACAGAATGTCCTTCTGGATTTAAGATGATCAAAGGCAATTGTGTAAAAGAAGAAGATCCAGAGCTTGAAGAGTGTACTAACGGAGCAGTAAACCCTCCGGACTGTAATATCTGTCCTAAAGGATTTGTATTAATAAAAGGCATTTGTACTGAGCAAATTACTCAGCCTGAGCCGGAACCAGAGCCAGAGCCAGAGCCAAGAACTTGTGCAAATGGTGCATTAGATTGGCCGCTTTGCTCTGAATGTCCTGATGGTACAGCAACAGATCCAAGCACACCCTGCCCAAGCCCTGAGCCAGAACCAGAGCCTGAAGAAGAATGTCCTGAAGGCTTTGTTCGAGACCCAGAGACTGGCGAGTGTGTTCCTTCGGGCGGCGGAGAGCCAGAGCCAGAAGAAGGCGGCGATAGCGGCGGTGGTGGCGGTGGCGGCGGTATGTTTACACCCTTTATGGCGCGGCTTAATTATCAGCCACCACAAGTTCAATCTTTAGTATTGCCGCAACCACAATCGGCAAACCAAATGATGGGCGGTTTGCTTACCAAAATGATTGTAGATAGGAACAAATAATGACTTATCTGAACTTAGTAAATAATGTGTTGAGGCGGCTTCGAGAGGAAGAAGTCGCTTCTGTGCAAGGCAGCACTTACGCAAAAATGGTAGGTGACTTTGTAAACGATGCTAAACGCATGGTGGAAGATGCTTGGGATTGGTCTGCACTTCGCACAACGCTAACGATTACAACTAGCAGCGACGTGTTTAACTACGTGCTTACCGGCAGCCAAAACAGGATTAAGGCGTTAAACGTCATAAACGATACGTCAAACCTGTTTATGGAGTATAAGACGGCTACGTTTTTTGACGAGGCTTATCTTATCTCCGAGCCACGTACGAGTGCGCCTACTTACTACACGTACAATGGCGTAGACAGCAATGGTGATACCCAAATTGATATCTATCCAACGCCCGACAAAGCGTACACAATTCGTTTTAACTGCGTAAAGCGAGAGGCTGACCTGTCTGCTAATGATGACGACATGGCGATTCCGTCTATGCCAGTTATTCATTTAGCAATTGCATTGTTAGCCAGGGAAAGAGGAGAAACAGGCGGGACATCAGCTCCTGAGTATTTTGCTATTGCGGACAAGTATCTATCTGATGCTATTGCGCTAGACGCTCAGAAGCACCCAGAAGAAGTAATCTTCTATACGCCGTGAGGTAGCTATGGCTCAACCATTACAAAGCATTAATCTTGTCGCTCCAGCGTTTAAGGGAATCAACACAGAAGATTCTCCTATAGCACAAGACCCTTCGTTTGCTGAGATTGCTGATAACGCAGTAATCGACAAGCGGGGCCGTATTGCGTCTCGGAAAGGTCACGAAGTCCTAACTACTACAAAGACGGAATTAGGATCAGCCAAGATACGAGCTATCAAAGAGTTTGAAGATAGCAGTGGTAATCGCAAAATATTTTCTGTAGGCAATAACAAGATACTTAGCGGCACAACTACGTTAGCTAATGAAACTCCCGGCAGTTACACAATTACTGCTGACAACTGGAAGATGGTCAACTTTAACAACAAGATCTATTTCTTTCAGCGCGGGTATGAGCCGCTTGTTTATGATAATGCTGGCGGATCTGTTATTAAACTAAGCACTGTTTCTGGCGCTGCTGGCGTTTCTTCTGCGATGTATGGAAATGAAGTCCTATCTGCTTACGGGCGATTGTGGACTGCTGACTTTAGTAGTGACAAATCTACTGTTTACTGGTCTGACTTATTAATTGGGCATGACTGGTCTGGCGGCACTAGCGGCTCTATTGATATTTCTAAGGTATGGCCTGATGGCTATGACGAGATTGTTGCCTTAGCTGCGCACAACAGCCTTCTTATTATCCTTGGAAAACACAGCATTGTTGTTTACTCAGGGGCAGAAGCGCCGGCAACTATGGCGTTGGCTGACACCGTAGCGGGTGTAGGCTGCGTTGATAGGGATACAGTGCAGTACACAGGTACGGACGTGTTGTTTTTGTCTCACACAGGTCTAAAGAGCTTTGGACGGACAATACAAGAAAAGTCTATGCCTATAAGTAGCCTGTCAGGAAACATTACCAAAGACATTATTCGCTTGCTCCAGAATGAGTCAGAGTTTTATAGAACTGTATACAGCCCAGAAGAGGGCTTCTATTTGCTTACGTTTACATCGCAAGACACGACGTTTTGTTTTGATGTAAGAGGCACAATCGAAAACGGATCGTACCGAACGACTCGATGGCCCGGCACTGGCTTTACTGCTTATACTCGCAAAGAAGACGGGACGTTGCTTATTGGTAATGGCAATGGAATTAGCACGTATAGTAGCTATGAAGACAATGGCGAAAAATATCGATTTAAGTATTACGGCCCCGGCTTAACCTTTGGCGATCCTTCTAAGCTTAAGATTCTTAAAAAGTTAAGACCTACGATTGTGGGCGCTAACAGTACCGTTGTATTCCTAAAATGGGCTTACGACTTTGCTTCTTTTTTTCAAACGGCAGAGTTTACTGTGGGTAATCAGGTAACTGGCTATTACAACGAAAGCGAATTCAACACAACTGTCGAGTTTACTGGAGGCGACCTTACGTCTCGAAGAGGCATCAACACGACCGGCGGCGGCGGAGTAATCACGATTGGATTGGAAGCAGACATAAACGGATCTTCTTTGTCTCTCCAAGAGATAAACGTATTAGCACTAATGGGTAAAGTACTATGAGTAACTACAGTAAGACTACAGACTTTGCCGCTAAAGATAGTCTACCTTCCGGTGACAGCGGCAAAATCATTAAGGGCGCTGAATTTGAAACAGAATTCGATGCGATTTCTACAGCCGTTGCTACGAAGGCCGACCTTGCATCGCCTACGTTTACAGGCACAGTAACTATTCCTGCACTGACGTTCACGGGAACTCTGTCTACAGGAACAATTGACGGGGGTACTTACTAATGTCATTACCAGAATGGTTAATAGGTGGAGCTGGCACTGGCCTTCTGCAAACAGCCTTTAGTGATCTTGGGACTTTAGGCACAAGAGGAAGAGAGCTTGCAGATGAGCTTGCAGCAACTCAGCTAGAACAAGCACGGTTTCAGCCTTATACCGTAACAAGCGCAACAGGCGGTACGTTTACGGCAGGTGATGATGGGCAGTACACATTAGCTTTAGGCAGCCCTCAACAACAAATGCAACAAGCCTTAATGACTCAGGCGCAAAGTTATTTATCTCCGCTTCAAACTTTAGGGTTAACTCCTGCTCAGCAACTTACAGCAGCTGGAACAGACTTTTTAGCACAAGGATCTGGAATGATAGGTCAGCCAGCGTTTGGCGTAGATCCTACTCAGGCTGCATCAACACAAGCTGCCGCTCTTGGCCAGCAATTTATGGGTGCTTCAGCAGCACAGCCTGCCGACATTAACCTACTAAGAGGTCAGTTTGCAGGTCAGGTTCCTGAGCTAATAACTCAAAGACCACCAGAAGGCATATCTGGCTTGGGTCAGCAAGCAATTAGTGCGGCTACTCAAGGTCTTGGGCTTGGAGAGGTTGGTGTTTTGGGCGGGCCAGTAACCGATGTAACTGGTACATTCTCAGACATACAGCTTCCAGACGTCCGTAGAGCCGCAGGACAGCTTGCAGAGCGCGGCCTAGGCTTGGGTATGGCTGGGCTTGAAACAACCGCTCCAGAGGACGTAGAAGCGCTCAGAGCGCAATACAGCGGTCTTGCAGGACAAGCTGCAACAGATCTTCTTCAACCTACTGAGGCTAGAGAAGAAGAGGTCTTTGAGCGTATTCGCGCCACGCAACGACCTGAAGAAGAGCGCCAGCGGTTAGAGCTAGAGCAGCGACTAGCGGCTCAAGGTCGTTTAGGTGTGCGTACAGCCATGTATGGCGGAACTCCTGAGCAAATGGCTTTAGCAAAGGCGCAGGAAGAAGCTCAAGATCGAGCGTCTCTTGCGGCTATACAACAAGCCCAGTCGGAGCGTCAACAAGCTCTTGGGGAAGCTCAAACACTTGGCGGTATGTTTAGCGGTCAAGCGGGGCTATCAAGTCAGTTGCAATCTCAAGCGCAGCAAAGAGCGGCACAGCTGTCTCAACTAGGTTTAAGTGCAGAACAGATGCAAGCTCAATTAGAGGCAGAGGGCTTTGGTCGAGAAATGCAACTTGCTGGTGCTGGATTACAAGCACAGCAGGCTCAGTCAGCCTTGGAGTCTCAAGCCCAACAACGATCTACTCAACTAGCACAGTTGGGTTTGTCAGCAGAACAAATCCAGTCACAGCTTCAGTCAGAAGGTCTGGGTCGAGCAGCTACAGCGGCAGGGCAAACAGCGCAACTTGCTCAACTAGCAGGAGGATTGCAGGCCCAACAAGCAGGTCTTGGCATGGATTACGCAAGCCTAGGCGCTGGCCTAGCAGGACAGGCTCAGGGTCTAAGTGCGGCTCAACAGGCGCAAGCACTGCAGGCACTAGTTGGCGGGCAAGGTTTGTTGCAAGGATCTCAAGCATTAGAGGCCGGAAGGCAACAACTAGGATTAGGCGCACTTGCTGGATCTTATATTCCTCAGCAACAATTGATTGCAGCATTGTCCCCAGGGCAAACTGCGGCAGCAGCACAACAGCAAGCACAGCTTTATGGCACTGGATTATTCGGAGAGGCCACAGCTTCTGATTTGGATATCTTGCTTGCTTCGCAGCTTGGTCGAGCCAATCTTGCTGGAGGTCTGGGATCTGGCCTTGTCGGTGGATTGCTAGAAAGCATCCTAGATTAATTAAGGAGAATTGTAATGGCACGTTTTGGCAGAGACATTGTTAGGCAGCTAACAGATCCTTCAATGGCACAAGGGATGTTTGAGCTTGGCCGTCAGATTGGCGGCTTGCCCGGCGAAAGAAGAAAAAAACAAAAAGAAGAAAAAGAGCGCCAAGAAGCCTTAGCTCGATTTGATGAAATAAGCAGAATATCTGGTCAGGCGCAATCTTCGGCCATAGCTGGCACCCCAGCAGCCCTTGCTGAAAACATTAGGCTTTTAGAGGAGGCCAGAGACAAAGCTCCCACCCTAAAAGAAAAGCAAGCTATTGAATCAAGAATTATTCAACTTAGGAGCATGGTTTCTTCTGCTCAACAAAAAAGGCTGAAAGGTGATATTAGTGCGGTTTCTCAGATAGACAATGTGCTCGAAGGCATTGATGAGCGACAAGACATCCCTGAAGACAAAAAGTCTGAGTTAAAAAAGACTCTTGCGTTTCGTAAAAGCCAGCTCCTTGAAAATCCTGAGATTGAGCAAGGCTACCGCCAAGATCAGTTAAGCAAGTTTCAGTTTGAGGAGTCAGAGCGAGTATTGCGCGAAGAAAATTATATAAGAGAAAAGCAATTAGATTTTCAAACGGCGATTAGATCGGGAGATCAAGATCAGCTAGATGCCGTTCTTAAGAGTGTTCCTCCTGAGTTTCAAACAGTAGCCAATCAATATGTGACTGGAGCAGTAAGAAACAATCAAGTTCTTGATGCCTTTAAAGAAAAATCTATTGCCTTAAAAACAAAACCCATGACAGAGGCGCAGCTAGACTCGCTGATAGATGAATTGCCTGAGGGGTCTAGAGAGGCAATGGCTGTAGAGATTAAAGAGTATAAAGAGGCAATAAAAGGATGGAGCGAAGAAGCTCAATGGTCTGGCAGCACACAAGCTAGAAATCGAGCAAAGCAAGCAGAGTCCGCGATAACATCAAGAATTTCTAGTATCTCAAACTCAATATTAATGGCTGACATATCAGAGCGAAGGAGAGTCGAAGCTCAAGATAAAGCTGCAATTGCAAATCTAGAGTTGCAAATAGATGCTCGACCAAGTGATACCAAAATCACTAATAGAGCAAAAATGATTACTAAAAACAAAGACGGGAAACCAACCCTTGAGGATTATCAGGCTGCGGAGGCGCAGCTAAGAGCCGAAGCAAGAGATGACGCGCTTTCGGCTATAAGTAAAATTGATCCAAAAAAAGCAGAAGAGCTTGGCTATGGCGAGGAGAGCGCAGGGGCAATTAGCTTAAACGATGCAAAAGCTCTGTTGAGTGATGACCCTTCAGAAGCAAACAAAGCGTATTTCCTGCAAGTTTATGGGCCTGATGCTTTTGCTGAGTGGCAAAAAGAATCTAAAGGTGATTCCGGTCGCGGAGTACTAGATACTGCTTTCGGCGTTCCTGCGAGGGCTGTTGCTGGCGCTATAAGTGAGAATGTTTTTGGGCCGGCAATGGAAGCTCTTGATCTTGTGGCTACGCGCAAAAAAGTTGGAAAGACGTTTAGAGACTTTGGAGGTGATCTATCTAACATATCTACAGAAGAGCTTCTTTTAATTTCCCAAAACCCTAAAGGCTTTGAAAGCCGAATAAATAAAATTAATTCAGAGCTTGTCAAACGAATGAGTGGTGGCTAAATGTCTAACCCTTTTTTGAAGAGCGCCAGCAAAAATGCCAACCCTTTCCTTAGGGCGGGAAGGGGCCTTAGCTCCTTTTATGCAGAGCCTGAAGTTGAATATAGCGCTGTTCGATCTGGCGCTGTGGACTTTCTTGAGTCCGCCATAGGCGTAGGCGATGAGCTTGACGCTACCATCCGTGTTTTGTCAGGTGAAGCCGACAATTACAGTCAAGGCATACAGCAGTCTCGTGCAGAGCTAGATGCTTTTGAGAAAGCCAATCCCAACGCATCCGGGCTAATCACGGCAGTTGGTCTTGGTGCCGGCTTGTTTATACCTGGAGCCGGCTTGGTAAAGATAGCTCAGACAGGAAGCAAGTTAGATAGGGCTTTCAAGGTGGCTACCCTTGGTGCCGCAGAGGGCGCTGCCTACGGGTATCTAAGCGGGAGAGATGAGGGTCGGCTAGAAGGCGCTGCAATGGGCGCAGCCCTTGGCGGGGGGCTTGGCGCTGCTGCCTCAACCCTTACGCGAAACGCCGACGAAATAGCCGCTGCAGCAAAGCAGGCAAAGCGACAGCGCGTAGGAAAGGAGGGCGGGTTTATTGGCGGCGAAGAAGGATTTGCCAATGTAGGTCGCGCAGGGAAAGGCGGATCTGTTACCGATGCCAGCCTGCAAGAAAGAAAAAATACAACCATACTTGTCGGTGATGGCGTCAAAGACAATATGAGCAAGGCGTCTAGAACTATTGGAAACATACTACTTGGCACAAAAGAATGGACTGAAAAGAATGTAGGCGCAAGAGCTGCTCGACTAGTTGAAGACTCTGAGATTATGGTTCGCCACGAGCTAAGTGAGATCGATGCGATTTATGATGATGTCTTTTCTGGAGCGGCAAAAGTATTCGAGGATAACCCTCGCTTAAAAACAGCGCTTCTAAGAATTAATAACAAGTTTGGAGATAAGGCAACCTCTTGGGATGGCGCTATTCGCATGGCGCAGACACCCGATGAAAAGAAGGCGGTTGAGCTAATGAGGGATCAAGTAAAAGTCCTCAAGGATCTGGACTTCGTTAAGTTTCCAGAAGGGGACTACATGCCCACAATCGCTGTAAATAAAAACAAAGTTATGGGGTCTAACGATTACGCAAATCCAGTAGAGGCCCTAAAGCAGTACGCCAAGGATGTTGCTACGGCTAGGGCGGTTGCAAAGCGTTTTAATATTGATATAGACAACATCAACCTAAAAGAAGAAAAGCTGCAGTCTAGGAGTCGAGTGGACTCCGTGTTCAAGGCCATCGATAAGGCCGCCAAGAAAGAGCTAAAGGGCGCGGCAAACGAAAAGGCTATTCGCAGTAACCTGCAAGACGCGCTTAGATCCACACTAATTACCTCCAAGATGGGCGGCGATGCGGTGGGCGCTGTATCAAGAAGGGCAGTATCTACTGCGTTACTGGCTAACCCCATGAACGCTGTGTTAAACATAATTGAGGGCGTGACTGCTCCTGTTTTTCAGAATGGCATCAAGGCTTGGGCGCAGACAGTTCCGCGCGGGATTATTGAAACCTTTCCCACCATCTCAAAGATTACCGGCGTAAATCCAGAGAAGTGGGTTTCAAACAAAGATCTCGGCCTTGACAAAAACTTCTATGGGGAAGTCGCTAACACTATCGGCAGAGAAACCACAAAGACCGCTGAAGTGTTTAACTACATCAAGGCGCCAGAGCTTGCTGGCCGTGGCGTAGACGTTCTGGGTAAGGCTCTATACCGGGTGTCGGGCGTTGAAAAGGTTAACAGGATGGGCCAAGAGATGCTGTCTAACTCGGCGGTTCAGCGGGCTGTAAACCTTGCAAGGAAGGGCGACGAGAAATCTATTGAAAAGCTGAAGAAGCACGACGGGATGAAAGGGCTGTCTCAGTCTGAATTTGATAGCACAGTCAGCGCACTACAGAAGATGAAGCAGGGCGGATCGCTAAACAAGAATGAGCTTGGGTACGTGCTGAACTTTGCTGGTGCGGCCATGAATAAGTGGCAGCCTGTTAGCGCAAGTACAATGCCTCGCGCCTACAACGACAATCCAAACGCTCGAATGATGTATAGCATGCTGTCGTATATGAACCGACAGATGAACAACATCCGAACTGAAGTTGGCCTGAACCTAGCCACTGTTGCCGAAAAGGGTATCAACACCAAAGAAGGTGCCGATGCCGCAAAGACTGCGATGATTCAGACGGGAAAGTATGTGGCGCTCTTTGGCGTACTTGCCGGCGTCTGGGATGACGCTCGAAAAACTCTTGATCTTAGCAAGAACAAGGAAATAGAAGACGTCCTTACCCCCGAAGGCATCACATCTGCGACCATGAATCAGATTGCATCCAACATAAGTAGCGGCGCAGTCAATCTAAGGGCGAAGGAATTTGGAGGCCAAACAGTAAGCATTAGCCCCGCTCCGTTGACGGCTATCAGCAGGACAGGATCTGGCATGCTAACAGCGGGAGAAAGGCTA